AATTTCACTATACGCACTTTCAACACCATCCTCTATGTTGTTTAAGTTAGATGAGTCTACCGGTGTTCCTTCCTGCTCAACCTCCCCAGGCTTCGGTGTTATAGTGACAGTGCCATCCTCATTTTCCGTTATCTGGTATCGGCCGGGATACTGCACTATTCTGTCTTTCCAGTCGGTTTTTTCGTAGCTCACGTTACAACCTCCTCACTCACGGTCAGTCTAAATGACAGCAGCAGCAGTTTATCCTGCGGCTTGTCTATGTCGTCATCTCGCTCCAGCCAAACATTATCGATTTCATCGTTTACCTGCACCTTGGTAATATCTCCTTCTACCTGCTTATCAAGTAATATATAAACTTTTAGGAGCTCGCCCTCTAAAATTAAGTCGTATAAATCGAAAATTTCTTCCGTGCCATCAATGGTTAAAACTGCTTCGTGCAGTTCGCTTTTGATATACTCTGCTATCTGCTCTCGTGCATGTTGTGTAATTACCTCCATAGTCCTGCCACCTCCCCGGCTTTAAAAGTCCCCGCATACCTGAGCGGGTTCATGGAACTGTGATATTCCGTTTGCAAATTAACATTAGTTTTATAGGTATCGGTCGGCTCGTCTGATACCTCAAATTCTGACTTAATAGTCAAGTGTGTGCGGTATGCCATGTCCCAGTGGACTTTAATCCCGCCAGCCACAACACGGTCAACTGCGTCAAAAGGCAACGGATTCATGCCCAGCATATCCGCGTCAATGTCAAGTCGTATCGCGGCAGGTTCGGCATCAAACGGCTGCTCAAACTGCCAGCCTTCCTGCAAGCCTTGAAAACGCTCGCCAACAAACACCCTTGCAATACTGTTGATGGTTTCGATGTCGCCGGGTGACAAATTAGCTCTTATCTTAGTCTGGATAAACTGACGATATTTCTCATCGCTCTTCTGCCCGCGGGACTCCTGCACGTTTTTGCCTATGCGGTCAAGCACCTTACCCTCTGCCTGGTCAACATCTCTCCACTGCTCGGTGGTTTCCAGCGTGTTTTTAACCTCGCCAAACTCCTGCGCGAATATATCCAGCAGTTTGCCAATGTTGCTATCCTCGCGCTTGTGGAAAACATCCGGCAGTGCGCCAAGCATTTCCTTTAGCTTAATCATCAACGCTCACCTTCTCATAGTCAGTTATGGCCACCTGTTCCGCGCCGATGTCAATATTCTCCTCTTGGTCTGGCGGGGCACTCGTGCCAACTTTTAATTCTGTGATGTCAACAATTCCGTCAACGCGGTGAATCCTGCTAATTATGCGCGTGTAAATCACATCTTCGCCCAAGCCAAGTCCTGGGTATTCTTCAGCGTCTTCATCTTGACCGCCGATATACTTAACGATTTCAGTTCTCACCTGCTCATTACCATCAGCCGGAAAGTCGCTATCAGTGTCAAGCGTTACATCCACATAAACCTCTTTTTCCTCTGGTCTGGTAAAGCCTATCGTGTGCGTGCGCCCTCGGCTGTCGGTTACATCTATCTCTTTGTTTAGGCTTGAGTCTGCTGATATAGCTGCCGACTTTATACCAGCTGCTTTGGTGTCGAATATGGCCTCGGCAATATCATTTTCATTGCCGCCGAAAACAAACGGGGCAATACTCTTTGCGGGTATGTTATCACTATCCGGGTCATCCATGGTATTGTTGTAATACACCTGGGCATCTCTTACGCCCTCCACATCGTCAAGCAGCGTAGCCTCTATTGACTCTATCGTTGAGCTGCCTCCGCGTGATACGCTGCGGTCATAGCGTTCTTTTAGCTCGGCATCTGTTTCCTTGTCGCGCCCGCCTTCGGTGGCTTCCTCATTGTTTACGCTATCCACCCCGGCAGTGGGATTGATTATCTCTGTGATAGTTCCTGCTGGCACATTACCATCTGCCCCCGGCTCCAGTGCTTCAATTTCCGCTTCCACCTCGCCGCCGTTAATTTCTACCGATTCGGTGGTTTCAAATTCGATGTCATCCTCGGTAGCAACTTTAAAGCCGGCTGGAATTTCTGTGCCTTCATCGCCTTCTATCTTAATTGTCCCGGTGGCAGGCTCTGCAGGGTTGCGCCGGATGCCGATGTATTTGGCCACATGGTCTAACTGGTGGCCCTCGGCTGTATCTACATATCCCGCATTATAAACATTCTCGGCAACCTGCCACAAAACCGCCATGCTCCAAGATACCAGCCGCAGCAATATGCCCAGTGGGCTGCGGTTGCTCAGGTTTACGTTGGCCCCAAAGTTATCCTGCGCTCGGCTTTGCATATCTTCTAATATGTCACGGTATCGTTTCCGTTTGAATCCTCTTTCGTCAAGCCCTGCCATTAGCCCACCTCCACTTCTTCATTAACGGTTTCGCCATCTACCTGCAGAAGCAAGTCTATTTTTAGCTTGCGCTCCCTTTCGTCGAATTCCAGTTCTATGTTCTCGATGTTCTCGACTCTCTGCTCCTGGTCAAGTGCTTCCTGCAGCGCCAACCGTATCTCTTGCATCTGTGGATTCTTCACCTGTATCACACTATAGTCGAGGCCATGCGCTCTGTTTAAAAACCACTCCCCGGTGTTGGTACTTAACAACACCCGAATTGCCTGCGCTGCTTCGTCAACTCCTTCTACCATCCTAAAACTTTTCTGGCCATCCAACATCAAATCTCCGCCTCCATCTATTCGCAAACTTTTCACTCTACCACCACCTTCTCGGATGGCTCCGGGCTTTCGCTGCCAGGTGCATCTGTGGTTCCGCTACCCCCGGAATCAGTCCAGCTATAGTCATGTGTGTGCCCATCAAGCCACTCTTTCAGCTGGCTCCCCAGTGGCACGCCTTCCTCTGCTTCGCTGCTGCCTAAATAAACCTTTTCCTCTGATTCAATTATTATTTCATTGTCAGGCTTAATAACTACTTTGGCCTTTTCGTCTTTTTTGCTTATCAGCAAGTCCTCGCTGTGCCCACCTGTCAATGGCTCGGTTAAGCAGGTTATCCCGCCTATCACCACAGCATCCTGCAGGTCGTGCTTGCGCTCGCCAACCTGCTCCGATTCATCGCCGGAAAATATCACATTATCTATACTGCGCTCCACAATTACAGCAACCACTAAGTCACCCTTTGCATACGGTGGCCGGATAATAAAGTCTCCGGTCTTTAGGCAGCTAACAGCAGCGTTCTTTATCAGCGGCATCTCGCCATGTTTTTCTTTAACAAGCGGCTTGATGTCTGCCTGCATTTTCTCCGCATTGTATCTCTCTATTCGCGCCAGAATAGCGGTGTGGATATGCTCGCGCTCTTCATTAAGCTGCTCTCTCATAAACTTGCTAAACTCGCTCATCCGCTCACCACCTGCAAAACTGAAGTATAATCCGGTCTGTGCTCTCCAGATACAACTAAAAAATCACCGCTGGCTGTGTTGCTCTCTATGCGCACGCCCGCGCCCGCGCGCAAGCGGTGGTCAAATAGGCAGGTGACCTCCCATTCCGCTTCATCCATATCCACTCTTTGCGGGCTGCCAATCAACCCGGTTTCTTTGTTGAGTAACATCCCCACATCCTGCTTATATTCTTTTGGTGTGATAAATATTGCGCCATTAACTACATGCAACCTTGCCCCACAATCTCGAGCCACCTGTCCGACTATTTCCTTTATGCGCCCAGAAAATGCCCGGCCGCTCTTATATTCCTTGTCGTCTGGCAAATCTAACTCGCCCCTCTCTAAGCCTGTTTTATCCAACAAATCGCTCAAAACTGCGCTGGCCTTAATTTCCTCCTTGTAGCTTTTGCTTATCTTCTCCTTCATCCATTCCTCGCTGGCATCTATAGCCTCAATAGTTGTGACTGTATCCGCCATCCTGCGCTCGGTAAATACATCCTCAATCACGCCAAGAAACACAGTGCCCATGTCCTGCTGGTATCCTGCGCTCAAGCTGACAGGCTCGCCTTTTTTGATGGCGTTGCGTGAACCTTCGGAAAGGTTGTATATATCTATTTCGGCGGTGTCAGCACCTTCTTCCAAGTCAAAGTCAACCCGGAACTCCATATATAGCTCCGGATGCTCGAATCGTTTGCCAGCCACATCCACCTGTATTCT